AAGAGAAGCGACTATACGGAGAAGCAAGTGATGGAGATGGAAATGACACCTGTGCAGAAAGAAGTGTTTTTGTATATAGATGAGTATTGGAAGCGGTTTGGATTTGCGCCGAGCTATAGGGAGATAGCGGAGTTTAGGAAGAAGGGTAGTTTAGGGAATGTACATTCGACTATAGAGCGGCTGGTCAGGCTTGGGGTGTTAAAGAGGGTAAAGGGAATGAGTAGGACTGTACGGCCTGTGTATATTAACTTTAGGGATTTGGAATGAGTCAAAGATGTCCAGACTGGTTGGCCAGATGTTACGTTGCGTTGTTCATATTATGTGGTGTGAATATATTGATGTGGTTGTTTAAATGAAGCTAGATGACTATTTGGGAAAGTTGGATAAGGAAGATGCGGAAGCGCTTCTGAGTCAAGTGACGGACTATAAGGAAGCGGTAGAGCGCGAGAAGGCGCAGGATAGTTTTTTGTTTTATGTAAAGAAGATGTGGCCGGGGTTTATCCATGGTAGGCACCATGCTGTCATGGCTAAATGTTTTGAGCGTGTGGCGAGTGGGGAGCTGAAGAGGTTAATTATTAATTTAGGTCCTCGGCATACGAAGTCAGAGTTTGCGAGTAATTTATTTCCGTCTTGGTTTTTAGGTAAGTTTCCTAATAAGAAGGTGATCCAGTGTTCTAACACGGCGGACTTAGCGGTAGGATTTGGTAGGAAGGTTAGGAACTTGGTGGACTCGTCTCAATATCAGTCTGTGTTCCCAGGGATAGGATTGCAGTCGGATAGTAAAGCAGCGGGAAGATGGGCAACGAATAAGGGCGGGGATTATTTTGCTATTGGTGTAGGCGGTACGGTAACGGGTAAGGGCGCGGATTTATTGATCATTGATGACCCTCATTCGGAGCAGGAAGCGAAGTTAGCGAGTAATGACCCGGAGATATTTGACAACGTTTATGAGTGGTATACGTCTGGACCTCGTCAGCGTTTGCAGCCTGGTGGCGCGATTGTATTGGTGATGACGCGTTGGTCGGATAGGGATTTGACTGGGAAGATATTGAAGAGCTCAAGCGGGGAAGTCTGGGAAGTGATAGAACTGCCAGCGATTATGCCCAGCGGAAATCCTTTATGGCCTGAATTCTGGCCTTTAAAAGAGTTGTTAGCTGTTAAGGAAGAGATCGGGATATACAAGTGGAATGCCCAATATCAACAGACTCCGACTGGGGAAGAGGGAGCTATTGTTAAGAGAGAATGGTGGAAGAGGTGGAAAGGTGCCAGTGCGCCGCCATGTGAATTTATCCTACAGAGCTGGGATACTGCGTTTACGAAGAGTGATAGGGCTGACTATTCTGCGTGTACGACCTGGGGGATATTCCATCTGAATGAAGATCCAAAAGATATTAATATCATATTGCTGGATGCGTTCAGGGATAAGTATGAGTTCCCTGAATTAAAGAAGGCTGCGCTAGATGCACACAGGGAGTGGGAGCCAGACACATGTATTGTGGAGGCCAAGGCAGCTGGTGCGCCGTTGATCTTTGAATTGAGAAGGATGGGTATTCCAATTTATGAATACACGCCGACCCGTGGCAATGACAAGTTTGTTAGGTTAAACTCGGTGACTGATCTATTCAAATCTGGCAAAGTCTGGGCTCCAGAGATGCACTGGGCTGATGAAGTAATTGAAGAGATTGCTAGATTCCCGAATGCCGAGCATGATGACTATGTGGACAGTAGTAGTCAAGCCCTGATAAGATTCAGGCAGGGCGGCTTTCTCAGACTAGATTCTGACGAAGAGGAAGAGACTGTTTATTTCAAACGCAAACGTGCGTATTACTAGGAACCAACATGGCCACAAATATCGATAAAGCTTTGTATACAGATGTACCTCCTTTGGATGTCAGCCCTGAACCTGATATTGAAATTGAAGTTGAGAATCCTGAAGAGATGCATGTCGGTATTGGTGGTATTGAGATAGACCTTTCTCCCAATAAATCCATAGATCACAACGATGATTTCTATAGCAATCTGGCTGAAGATTTAGACGAAGGCCAACTGTCCACGATTGCAGATGAATTGATGGAGCTGGTAGATCAGGACATCTATAGCAGGAAAGACTGGGCTGAAACCTATGTCAAAGGCTTAGAAGTACTGGGAATGAAATATGAAGAACGCACAGAACCATGGAATGGTGCGTGTGGTGTGTTCTCAACAGTACTGACTGAGGCGGCTATTAGGTTCCAAAGTGAGACGATTAGTGAGTGTTTTCCCGCCCAAGGACCGGTAAAAACCCAGATTATTGGGGCTATAGACCAGTTAAAACAAGAGATGGCAGAGCGTGTCCAAGAGGACATGAACTATGAATTAACCGATGTGATGCTGGAATATCGGCCTGAACATGAGCGTTTATTGCTTAATTTGGGGTTGATTGGGTCTGCATTTAAGAAGGTTTACCCTGATCCAGCGCTGGGTAGAGCCATGGCTATGTACGTTGGGGCTGAAGATTTGATCATGCCGTACGGTTCCAGTGGTGTTATGCACTGCGAACGGGTCACTCATATCATGAGAAAGACCAAAAACGACATTAGAAAGCTACAGGTTGAGGGGTTTTATAGGGATTTGGAGCTCGGAGAACCAGTACAAATAGCCACAGACATCGAAAAGAAGAAGGCTGATGAGTCCGGATACTCTGTAACTGATGATGATAGGTACCAAATCTGTGAAGTTCATGTGGATTACAACCTTCCTGGCTTTGAAGATGAAGATGATATCGCCCTGCCATACGTTATTTCTATTGATAGAGGTACCAATAAGGTACTGGCCATCCGTAGAAACTGGACTGACGGGGACAAAAAGCGGTTAAAACGCCAGCACTTTGTTCAATACACCTATATTCCTGGCTTTGGAGCGTATGGATTTGGTCTAATTCACCTGATTGGTGGATATGCTAGGGCAGGAACGATGATTATTCGCCAGCTGGTGGACGCTGGCTCATTGGCTAACTTACCAGGTGGACTAAAGTCCCGTGGATTGAGGGTGAAAGGGGACGATACCCCAATTGCTCCAGGAGAATTTAGGGATGTAGACGTACCGAGCGGGTCTATTAAAGACAACATCATGACGTTGCCCTATAAAGAACCCAGCCAAGTACTGGCAGCCTTACTGTCCACGATTACAGATGAGGCTAGGAAGCTTGGTGCAATCAGTGACATGAACATTTCCGACATGTCAGCCAATGCTCCAGTGGGCACTACACTGGCTTTGTTGGAAAGACAGCTGAAGACCATGTCTGCTGTGCAGGCTCGTGTCCATTACTCCATGAAACAGGAGTTCAAGTTACTCAAAGATATCATCAGGGACTTTGCTCCCAAGAGATATGAGTACAATCCTACGTCTGGTGACAAGAAAGCCAAGCAAGAAGACTACGATGCGGTGGAAATTATTCCCGTATCTGATCCCAACTCTAGCACCATGGCGCAGAGGATCATGCAGTACCAGGCAGCAATGCAGATGGCACAGCAGGCTCCCCAGATTTATAACTTGCCTAATCTGCATAGGCAGATGCTAGAAGTCTTGGGTATTAAGAATGCGGATAAGCTTGTGCCTACGGACGATGACCAGAAGCCAAGAGATCCAGTATCAGAGAACATGTCGTTCTTGACTGGCAAACCCACCAAGGCCTTTATCTACCAAGACCACGATGCACACATTGCTGTTCACTCGGCGATGATGAGCGACCCATTGCTTATGGCTCAAATCGGTCAGAGTCCTATGGCACAGCAAATGCAAGGAGCTATCATGGCTCACATTGCAGAGCACTTGGCTTTCTCTTATAGAGCCAAGATACAGGATCAATTGGGTGTTAATTTACCCAAGCCAGATAAAGAATTGCCAGAGGACATGGAAGTCCAGTTGTCTAAATTGGTTGCTCAAGCTGCACAGCAAGTGCTCCAAATGTCCAAGGGACAAGCGGCTCAACAGCAAGCACAGCAGCAAGCGCAAGATCCCATGATCCAAATGCAGCAAGCTCAGTTGCAGATTGCTCAGCAAGAAGCACAGACCAAAGCACAAAAGGTTCAGGGTGATCTACAGATCAAGCAAGCTGAACTGCAGCTGAAAGCACAAGCAGCTCAGGGGAATAATCCACAAGCTGTTGCTGCAGCCAAGTTGCAAGAAATACAACAGTCAGCACAAGCTCATATCCAAGAGCTTCAGCAGGCAGCTCAGAATCATCAGCAAGAATTGGCAATGAATGCAGAAGCCCATGCCCAGAAAATTCGCTTAGCTGAACAGGAAGCAAGAGTTAAAGCAGCCATGGATATGGCCAGAAGGAATAAATAATGGAACGTCAAATATTAGAACATCTTGGTAAAAAAATCCGTATTCGTCAGGAAGAAATTACCGAAGTATTAGCGAATGGTGGAGTGAGTGATTACTCCGCTTATCGTGAATTGGTGGGGGTGATCCGGGGTCTAGCCACCTGCCAACAAGAGATAGAAGACCTCGTGCGAAGATATAAGGAAGATGACGATGAGTGAATTGTTGATTAGTCAAGATGGGGAAACTGCGACAACGTTACCCCAAACACCTGAAGAAAAAGCAAGGCAGATACCAGAGCCTAAGACTTTTCATTTGCTAACTGTCCTACCGGACATCGATGAAGAGTACGAAAGCGGATTGGTAAAAGCTGGGACTACGATGCATTATGAAGAAGTACTTTCTCCGGTGCTATTTGTAATTGCTCTTGGCCCCGATGCTTATAAGGATGCCGAAAGATTCCCTAGCGGTCCATCCTGTCAGAAAGGTGACTTTGTAATTGTTCGTCCCAATTCTGGAACACGAATCAAGATACATGGTAAAGAGTTTCGTATCATCAAAGATGATATGGTTGAAGCTGTTGTGCAAGACCCGCGCGGAATTACCCGTGCTGCTTAAGGATTAAACATGGCTGATTTACAAGACAAACCTTACAAGTTCCCTGATGAAGATGGCAATGATGTTGCCTTTGAATTAGAGGGAGAACCAGTAGTTGAAGTCGTGGACGACACTCCGGCGGAAGATCGTGGACGCAAGCCTATGGCTGAAGCACCCAAAGATTTTTCGGACGAAGAGTTGGAAAGTTACAACGAAAGTGTAAAAAAGCGGATACAGCATTTCACTAAGGGTTATCACGAAGAACGCCGTGCAAAAGAGGCTGCTGCTCGTGAGCGTGAAGAGGCATTGAAGCTAGCACAAGTTGTTTTAGCAGAGAACGAAAAGCTTAAAGGTTCATTGAATCAAGGGCATACGGCTCTATTAGAGCAGGCAAAGAAAGTGGTAGACAATGAAGTAGCCATGGCGGAAGCCAAGATGCGAATTGCCTACGAATCTGGTGATTCTTCTGCTATTGCGGAGGCGCAAAGGGAGCTAACGACTGTCGTTCTAAAAGCCGACAAGATTGCAAACTTTAAACCTACCCCTTTACAAGAGAGTCAAACTCAGGTACAAACACCACAACGGCAACCGGAACCACAACGTCTTCATCACAAAACTGAAGAATGGCGTTCACGGAATCCCTGGTTCGGGCAAAACCGCCGCATGACAAGTTATGCGTTGGCACTGCACGAAGAACTTACGCAAGACGAGCGAATTGATCCGACTAGCGATGAGTATTACCAGAGGATTGATGCCGAAATGAAAAACCGTTTCCCAGATGCATTCGAGTCTGAGAGGCAGGTGGATGCGACTCCTCCACCAAAGAAATCGAACGTTGCACCTGCGACAAGAAGCACAGCGACCAAAAAAATCGTGCTGACTCAGTCACAAGTGAATATCGCCAAAAGGCTTGGAATTCCATTGGAAGTCTATGCCAAAGAGGTTGCTAAACAAAACAGAAGGGTTGAATGATCATGAGCGAACGTAAATCTAGAGATGCGGATTCAAGAGAACTAATGCAGCGTCCAGATGCCTGGAGGCCACCAGAGGTTTTACCTGAACCAAATGAAAGACCAGGTTGGGCTCATCGATGGGTTCGTATTAGTATGATTGGTACATCAGATCCTGCTAATATTTCTTCTAAATTTAGGGAAGGATATGAGCCGTGTAAAGCGGAAGAGTATCCTGAAATGATGATGCACGCTACTCAAGAAGGCCGATTCAAAGGCAATATTGAGGTGGGTGGACTATTGTTGTGTCGAATTCCAGCTGAATTTATTTCGCAACGTGATGCATATTACGACAAGCAAAGTAGAGCGCAGATGGAGTCCGTAGACAATACGTTCATGAGAAACAACGATCCTCGTATGCCTTTATTCAAAGAGAGGCGTTCCGAGGTATCACTCGGTCGTAATTAACTCAAGGAGTCCTTAAATGGCTTATCCAATTGTCTCAGCCCCTTACGGGCTTAAGCCAATCAACTTGATTGGTGGACAGGTATTTGCGGGTTCTACTCGTTTGCTACCTATCCAGTACAACTATGGCACAAACATCTTTTATGGTGACTTTGTTAACCTTAGTCGTGGTCTAGTTAACCGTTTAGCAGTCACCACTGGTGGCGGCGCATCGGGTATGGTTGGTGTTTTCTTGGGCTGTACCTATACAGATCCAGTCTCCAAGCAAAAACGTTTTAGCCAATACTACCCCGCCAATACTTTGGCTGGTGATATTCAAGCTTACGTTACAGATGATCCTGATACTGTTTTCAAAGCAGCTATCGTGGCTTCTTCTGGCTCAACAACTGTGACTTCTGCTGCTGTTGCTTTGATCGGTCAAAACCTACAAGGTTCTGACTTGGCTGGCAATATCAACACTGGCGACAGTTCTAACGGCTTGATCGTTCCTGCGGCTACAACAAGCTCAGCTTATGTTGCTCGTGTGGTCGGTTTGGTAGGTGATACCGCCCAATCTTTGGGTACAGCGACTTACTCTAGCATTTCAACCGCTACAGTGACAACCGCAGCAGGTATTCCATTTGCTCTCCCCGTGGGAACAGATGTTTCATCTATTGCAGCCAATGGTCAAATCATCCAGTCCGGCTCTTATGTAGCTACAGCAGCTTCTGCAGGCGCAACTACTGTTGTGTTGAACGCAGCTCCTATCACTGCATTTGCCTCTTCATCAACCCTAGTATTCACACAATACCCAGAAGTTCTAGTCAAATTGAACTTTGGTATCCATGAGTACTATGACGCAACAGCTAGATAAGGAGTAACTTAAAATGGCTATTTCACGCGCACAACTATTGAAAGAACTCCTCCCAGGCTTGAACGCATTGTTCGGTTTGGAATACGCTCGTTATGGTGAAGAGCATAAAGAAATTTATGAGACTGAAACATCAGAGCGTTCCTTCGAAGAGGAAACAAAACTGTCTGGTTTCTCAGCTGCACCAGTCAAAGGCGAGGGTTCTGCCATCTCCTATGACAATGCTCAAGAGGCATGGACAACTCGCTATAACCACGAAACCATCGCTTTGGGTTTCTCGATCACTGAAGAGGCGATCGAAGATAACTTGTATGACTCTTTGTCTGCACGTTATACCAAAGGTTTGGCTCGTGCCATGGCTTACACTAAGCAGGTAAAGGCAGCGGCTGTTTTGAACAACGCTTTCTCTGCTCAGTTTGTAGGCGGTGATGGCGTGTCTTTGTTGAACTCTGCTCACCCCTTGGTGAACGGTGGAACCAATGCCAACACTCCTTCCGTAGCTGCTGACTTGAATGAGACTTCTCTTGAGAATGCCGTCATTCAGATCGCTGCATGGACAGACGAGCGTGGTCTTTTGATCGCCGCCAAACCCAAGAAGTTGATTGTTCCTCCAGCACTACAGTTCGTTGCAACCCGTTTGCTCGACACTAAATTGCGTGTGGGTACAAACAACAATGACGTTAATGCTATCGAGAACAATGGTTCAATCCCCGAGGGTTACACCATTAATCACTTCTTGACCGCAACTAATGCATGGTTCTTGACTACTGACGTACCAAACGGTCTAAAGCATTTTGTAAGGACACCCTTGCAGAATTCAATGGACGGAGATTTCGATACAGGGAACGTTCGCTACAAAGCTAGAGAGCGTTACTCATTCGGTTGGTCAGATCCATTGGGAATCTATGGTTCTTACTAATTAAATCAAGCACTTAGCTAGATTGGAAGGGACTCTTGCAGTCCCTTTTCTTTTGTTGTATAATTACTCGTATCGTATAACAGGAGTATGATATGGAGTATCCAGATAACAGGTCTGAGGCAAAGCGTATAGGAGCAACGCATTACTTCACAGGAGTAGCGTGTATTCGTGGGCATATTGCTTTACGCAAGACCAAGGGATCATGTGTAGAGTGTATGAAAGAGGACTGGGTAATTGATAATGAAAAGCGCAAGGAGAAGCCAAAGTCTGAAGCCGCTAAAGAGGCTGGGCGTAGGTATTACGAGCGCAATAAAGAACTGGTAAAAGCCAGAGCAAATGCAAGACCAAAGGAAGAAGTAAATCAATATAAGCTAAAGCATAAAGAAAATAATCCAGAATATTACAAAGCCCTCACTAGCGTTCGTAAGCGCAGACACCGCAAAGCTACGCCCAAGTGGATTACGCCAGAACAAAAACTGGCTATGAGAAACCTATATTTAAAAGCGCAAGAGTTGTCTAAAATAGCTGGTCAGCGCTATGTAGTTGATCATATTATCCCACTGCAGTCGACTGCAGTATGCGGACTGCATGTGCCATGGAACTTGCGTGTTATCACCCAAGAAGAGAATTTAAAAAAGTCAAACAAACTTATTGACACCGTGCGTATATAGTGTATATTTAAGTTTGTCTGGGATTTTTTCTCTTGTTGCCACTGGCCCAGCAGACGATGCAACGATTAACAAGAGACTTTTGCATAAGGAATCATCATGGGACGCAGTACCTTCGAAGGCCCAATCATATCTGGCGACAACCGTTTTGGCCCTATCCGTGACATCGGATACACAGATTTAGTTCAAACAGCACTGTTGGACTTTTCAGTTACAACACCTAACACCGCAAACTATGGTGGTGGCTCTGGAGTGTTTGTAGCTTCTAACAACATCCCAAATAGTGTTGCAACTATTTACACACCACAGTCAGGCGCATTCAGCAGCACAGGCCCAACAAAGGCTTCTGCTCCTACAGCCGACACATCAGGAACCATCTATCGTGGCGTAGTATTCTATTTGCCCTATAGCTGCAACATCACTGATGTGATTGTTGACGTTGGCACATTGCCTACAGACGGTAGCGTAACAGCTAACTCAATTCAGCCTTATGTTTCAAACAACTTTGCTACAAGCTCAGGCGTGTATGCAACAATGGCTGCAATCACATCAGCAACTCGTGGTACAGCTACTTTTGTTGGTTCACAGTTGGGTTACTCTTCTGGTACATTGCAAGACTTCCAAAACCCACAAGTTGGTACTCAGCCCACATGGTTCTCTCAAGTTGTTGTGACTTTGAAGATTACCAATACAAGCTTGACTACCCCCACATCAGGTCAGATTGAAGTAACTTTGCGTTACTACCAACTTGACATGAACATTGGTAACTCTACAACTTACCCATACGGTAACTTCGATTAATCTTCTGGGGGCTTCGGCCCCCGTCTTTAAACATTAAGGAGATTATTCATGGCACAGACCAATGTACCAGTTACAAACAATGCGGTAAATTCAATTACTCGCCAGAGCAAAACTGAACCATTTGATTTGCAAGTGGCTCGTGGTCAGGTTTATGGGCACAGTGTCCTAAACATTTATGGCTACCAAGCAGCGGTAGGAACATCATTTGTGCCTGTGTGGGAAGGCAATACCACTTACACTTTTCCCTCTTCTGCAATCCAAATGCACATTGCTAGTTCTGTTAATACTGGCGATGATAAGACGGCTACTTCTGTTCTTATCAGTGGGTTGGATGCAAGCTACAACCAAATTTCGG